TTACGCCTTCTTTATATCCTCCATAATTCCACAGTGGGACATATTTGGGACATTATCACCAAAAATGTCGTCTATTTTCCTTGCATGCTCTGTCAAATGATTAGGCGCAAGGTGAGCATACCTACGAACCATTTCTATGGACTCCCATCCGCCCATTTCCTGAAGCACAGATAATGGGACGCCTGACTGGATCAGCCAGCTTGCCCAGGTGTGTCTGAGGTCATGGAAACGGAAATCTTCAATTCCTGCACGACGACAAGCTGATAGCCATGATGTCTTGCTGTCGATGCGCATCTTCCTGACCGCAGGCGTTGATGTTCCATCTGCTCGCTTAGCCGCCTTGGTATGTACAAACACCCATTTGTGATGCTTGCCTATTTGATCACGCAACACTTTACAGGCGGTATCGTTCAGCGCCACACCAATGGCGCGGTTTGATTTGCTCTCTTCTGGATTCACCCAGGCAACTCGTCGCTGCATGTCGATTTGTTGCCATTCCAGATTTATGATGTTCGACTTTCTCAGACCAGTTGCCAGCGCAAACTTGACGACAGATTTCAGTGGTTCGGGGCACTCATCAATAAGGCGTTTTGCTTCCTCCTTTTCCAGCCATCTGACTCGCTTGTTTCTGACCGCTGGTATCTTGATGACAGGCGCTTTTTCCAGCCACTTCCAGTCGCGTTCTGCAGCACGGAGAATGGCCTTTATCATGGCAAGATGCTTTGCCTTTGTCTGAGTTGATACTGGCTTTGGTTCATAAACAGGCGGTTCTTTACCTTTCCTGATGGCGGCCTGAACTTTCTGTTTCCATATTTCTTTCGTCTTTCTGTTATGCATTCTGCTTACAGCAGAGTAAATCTTTGCCTCCGAGATATCTTTAAGCCTTATACCCTCAAAATGTTCAAGCCAGAACTCAATCCGGCTTTTATCTGAATCGAGAGATTTTTTATCAGCTTTTTCCTCAAGCCATCTTAGGCAGGCCTCTTCAAAAGTGACATCAGGTAAATCCCCTAGCTTTTCTACTCGCCAGAGTTCTGCTTTTCGCTTGTCGTGCAACTCCTGAGCTTGCCGCTTGTCCTTTGTGCCAAGAGATTCCTTAATTCGTTTCCCGCCCGGGAGCGAATACGAGGCATACCATATTTCATTTCTGCGGAAGAGTGACATTTTCTTTCCTCTGTTATGCCATCACCCGCGCTCACCTGGACAGTATGCAGCGGAGACTGAAGCGCCGCAATGCAAGCTTGCCGTGTTGTGAGGTAAGGAGATTTTGGCTTGGTTGGATCTTTACGTGTTGCCTGTAGGCGGCCTGTTCGTATCCAGTTGGTGGCGGTTGGTCTGGATATCTTAAGAAACTGACAGGCCTCATCGAGTGTGAGGCTGTATGGCTCCATTATTTCACCTCTTGCTGTGTCATTGTTGAAAAATGGATACCAGCTCGTTGCTGCCAGACGATCCAACCGAGAGTCATATCCCATGCCATGTATTCGTTATCGCCGTTTTTTGCTCTCCGACGATCTACTAAGTCACCGAAACGCTTTTCCATGAATAATTCATAGGCTTCGCGTTCAACTGGCTCTACTTCCAGAGATACGAGTGCGATTTCATAAGCACGGCGCTCAATATCGTCTCGAACCTCTAGGCTGCTGATTCGTTCTTTGATTTCTTTAATCAGTTCTTTATTGGTAAATGTGGTCATTATGCTCCAGCCTCCGGTGCTTTTGGCATTACTGCCCAGTGAGTGATATTGACGTTTTCAAGGTCCCCGACCTGAAATGTCCACTGCCATTCTCCGGTTTCTTTTTGTCCCCAGGTGTACCAGAGAGAACGCCAGCCAATCAGCCAGCCTTCTCCATTAGCATCAAATAACAGAACACTTTCATTTGCTGGTGGCAGTTCAGCTGACACTGGTATTATTTTGTTTTCCAGTGCCGCACATTTAGCTTCAAGCGCGTCGAATTTACGTACCAGGTACTCAGCATTTGTTTCGTTCACTTTCAGATCTCGCGGTACACATTTCCCGCGAAGAAACCCTTCCATTTCGAAAACATTCATGCGCATTTGCGTAACTCCGATAAATCGTTAAAACGTTCCATAAACATCCCGTAGGCATGACCCGGTGCCAGTGGAATCACGTTGAACATCTCTGTTGCCGGGATGCCTTCCAGTACAGGCCAGAAAGAGCCATCATCAAGCCCGAGATCGCGGCGTTCGGTTGCCAGCATGATGAGATCGGCATATTTCACGGGTGTACTCATAACTGGGGGTAACCCGTATTTCTCACGGATTACGGCGTCTATTTTTTCTTCCATCCGTTTATAGTCAGGAAGAAGGCGTTTCAGTGGTGCGGGAATGTCCTGGCAATACGCTTCTGTTGCATCATGCATTAACGCTTCAAAAGCAAATTCCTGCGGCACCAGCTGGCTGCAAAGAACCGCATGTTGGGCGACGCTGTAGAAGTGCGAAAGATGACCGGCAAAGCGACAGATATTTGAAAGGGAAACCGCGATATCGTTAATATCGATGTCGTCTTTATTTATCTTGTCATAATAAAAATGCTTCCCGGAAAAAGTTTTAATAAATGACATTTTGTTCTCCACGTATATGCACTGCACCGCGCTGAATTCTGGTAAAAGGAAGCCCTCACCATCCGGTGATTATTGAGTTAATTACGTTTCCATAAATGCCCCCGCAGGGGCATTTGCAGTAATGAAATCAGGCGGTGAAAGTACCAATAAAGGTTTCTACTTTGCTGTCTTTGAATTTCTCAACAAGCAGATCACGAAATTCGTTAGCCATTTCTTCCTGCACCGCTTCCAGCTGAATAATGCGCAGAACCAGTACAGGACGATCGCCAGTGATAATGCTGAGGCGTAATTTAAACGGACGTTCTTTCAGACCTTCAAACGGAACGCATTTAAATTCAAATGCCACTGGCATAATGTCTTTGGTCTTCGCTTCGACAGACTCCATCAGGGAGCGTTTGCCGCTGAAGTCATTATCTTCAAAATCAGCGGTCTGGTTTGCTTCAATCGTGATTTTACGGACTGCCGCAGCCGCTTTTGTTGCTTGAATGGCGTCACCATTAGCATCAAAGCCCACAAGGTAGTCGGCCCAGTCTTCGATCCATTCTGCCAGTGACTTCTGGGAGTTACGCTCGCCGTTAACAGACAACAGAGCAGAGAACGGTGCTGTCTTTTTCAGTTTGAGAGTGGCAGTGTTATCTGCGTGACCTGGCTCATCAATAGTACCCAGGTTAAGCACACTGACGGCACGCATATTATCGGCATCGATAAAGCAGCGGGTGCCTTCATCTGCAAGATCTTTAGAATAACGGGTAAAATCATCGATGCTGGCAGTGGAAAGTGCACCACGGAAACGGAAGCGATTTAAATTAAATTTTTCCAGATCATGAATGCGGAAATTCTCAGGCAATGCCACAGCATCGGCACCAATCTTACTGATAATTTCATTAACACCCTGAGCAGAAATAAGGGCATGGATTTGATTAATTGCGGTTGCGTCTAAGTTCTGAGACATAATAAGTCCTCACTATATAAAGATATTCAGTGATGAGATAAATAATCAGTTTATTACGAACGATATTAACGACCTGCTGCGCGGAGTTTTCCGTCAGGTTCACCGGCAAGAGTCAGTAATTGTCCCTGGTCTTCCTGCAGAATAGTCAGGCGACCACCGCGATTGACATACATCGGCGTTTCGGTGGTGTCTTCTTCGGAAATTTTCCCGCGGTTAGTCGGGCGAATATATGAGAGTTTGTGTTTGATTTTCACACGGTTCTCATCAAATGGTTCGATTTCCAGGTTGAGTGAGACCTTACCTTTGGTTTTCGTGTTCATCACACCGGAAGCGACTTCACTGAGAACTGCGCCGATTTTGGTTTCAAATACGCCGCCGTCCAGCTCCCCGATAAATGCCTGCACATCAGTACTGCGTTCGCTAGCCATTTTGCTGCTCCTCATCATATCGACCCTGCAAGGCCGATTAGTTTCTCCACAAAACAGAGAAGAACACCTGTGGTGGCCGCCGCCCGGATGGATTGGGTTATGAGCCCGTCGTCCGGTGATGCTCTTCTCTGTTTTGTAAAAAGGACGGTACCAGCCGGAAGCAAGGGTACAAGCTGGTACCGCCAGGACTACACACAGCATAAAGTTGTGGTGCCGGGTGCCTCCCGGTGCCTGGCGAAGGTTGCACACCAGGCGGGTGGGTATCCACAGAAGGTCGACTGTCAGCCTCAACCTTAACCCGCGTGCGCTGAGCCGCATTCACCACAACGCTAAGGATTCTCTCTGGTTGAAAATACTTAGCTGTTATGTGCCTGCTTTTAGCCACATCAGGCGAGGTGGACCTGGTTATTCCCCAACAACAAGGATTCGGTTAATCTGGATATCCCCAACAACAATAAGAGTATTCAATGTGATCGCTGAATTAACGGCAGCAATGACGGCTATTCGTGAAACAGCCCAGATTGCAAAACTAATGAACGAGGCAAAAACTCAAGCTGAAGTAAATGCGGCTATTGGTGAGCTGAACTCAAAGCTTGCGTCTATTCAGCGCGAATGCGTGTCTCTCGTTGAACTGGTGGGCTCTTATCAAGAAATAAATGCTTCTCTCAAAGCTAAAATTGCAGAATTCGAAAACTTTGAGGCTCAGACGGAAGGCTATATCCTTAACCAACTTGAGTCGGGTACTTTTGTATACTCGAAGGAGGTAATCGTGAACGGTGGCAGCATAACCATGCATCTTTGCCCAAAATGTTTTGGACAAAAGATAGTATCGATACTTCAACCATTCCCGGTTAGCGAAGATGAGCTTTTTCATAAAAGCAGGTGCCTCCACTGTGAAAATAAGTTTCTGATGAATAAAAATCCGGATTACGTATCGCCTCCATCCATTGAGGAGTTGTCCAGAAAACTTAACGGCAATCTGTAGATTACTACTGTTGTGGATATCCAGATTGTTAAAGAGCTAAGCGTCCTGTAGGGCGCTTTTTTGTTGCTAACGAATCATCCTGGACTTCATATGCCCCAGGCGGCTACTTCGTGGGCGTCCTGCCTGTTCGTTATCTTTGATATAAAATCTAACTTAACTTAGTTATCATGACAAGAGAAAACACCAAACTTTTCTTGGTTCGGTGCCTTAGTTAGAGAAGAGAGGTCTTAGAGTTCGTATTGAACTCCTTTGACTACACCAATGATAAGGCAATTACCATTGATAGGGATGTTGGGATACCGAGGATTTAATGGCACTAAAAACTTTTGAGGGCCATCGATGACTAATTTTTTTACTGTAGCTTCGTTTGTTCCATCAAGTCGAGCGATGACTATTTTTCCATGACGAGGTTCTGCATCTGGATCTACAATCACTGTTGCGCCTTCTGGTATTGTTGGGAGGCCATTAGGGTTAGTCATGGAGTCACCTTTAACCTCTAATGCAAATGAGTTATCACCAACCTTTAATGATGTATCTACCCACTTGTCCACTTCACTAAACACTTCTGCTGCCCTGCACTCAGTAAACTGCCCAGCCTGAACCCACGATATTACAGGAACTCTGCGCATGTTTGTGACGAGTTTGCCTTCAAACTCAGCACCGTAAAGAATGTAATCTATTGACGTATTGAAGAACTTCGCTAATTTCGAAAGTGCCTCCCCGCCAGGGGTATTGATGTCTTTCTCCCAGTACCCCACAGCAACGTCGCTTACTCCACAAAATTTACCCAATTCTTTCTGGGACGTTCTGGTAACTCTTCTCAGAGCTTTTATACGCTGACCAACCGTTTCCATAGGAGCACCATTTCTTTAATCGCTAAGTAATCTTAGTTTTTATTGACCAAAGATAGATTTGTAATTAGCATCTAACAAAACTTAGTTTGGAGGGCGTATGACAACTGACGATATCGAAAGCTACTTCGGCAGTATTGAGAAAGTTGCTGCTTTTTTCGGCATAACAACTGAAGCCGTTTATCAGTGGCGAAACCGTCCGGGCCAGTTAATTCCAAAAGGACGTGCAGCAGAAGCTGCATATAGAACTTGCGGACGGTTGCCATTTAAACCTGAGCTTTATGAAAAATCTAATGGATAAATCGATTAACAGAAACCACAGAACGATGAGGCTAACCGTGGGTAAGCATCACTGGAAAGTAGAAAAACAGCCTGAGTGGTACGTGAAAGCTGTCAGAAAAACTATCGCAAAGTTGCCGGGTGGTTACGCTGAAGCAGCTGACTGGCTGGATGTAACAGAGAACGCATTATTTAACCGCCTTCGTGCCGATGGCGATCAGATTTTCCCGCTGGGATGGGCAATGATTTTGCAACGTGCTGGTGGAACTCACTTCATTGCTGACGCAGTGGCGCAGTCTGCAAATGGCGTCTTTGTGTCTCTTCCTGACGTCGAGGATGTGGACAACGCCGATATTAACCAGCGCCTGCTGGAAGTCATTGAACAGATCGGCAGTTATTCAAAACAGATTCGTTCAGCAATTGAAGACGGTGTAGTGGAACCGCATGAGAAGACAGCAATTAACGACGAGCTGTACCTCTCAATTTCGAAGCTGCAGGAGCATGCAGCACTGGTCTACAAAATTTTTTGCATTTCAGAAAGTAATGACGCCCGCGAGTGTGCAGCTCCGGGCGCCGTGGCGTGTCGTGACTGTGGAGAAACTAACGCATGAACAGTTTAACAACACACTACCGTCGCTCGCAACTGATTGCGCTTCCTGTACCGGGTGGAAAAGCGAAGGTGGAATATTGCTATGCAGTGAATGTACCAGGTGACAGGGAAATTGTAACCCACAGCTTTGCAGAGTGGGCTGTGGGTGATTTCAACCGGCAGAAGGAGACAGTCCTTTGCGACAAGTTAACCGCTGGTTCAAAGATCACTACGGAGTACCCGTCAGAGTCATTCGTTGGGAGCCGGAAACACAACGGGTTATCTACCTCCGCGAAGGCTATGAGCATGAGTGCTTCAGCCCGCTCGAACAGTTTCGTCGTAAATTCAGGGAAATAGAGGTCGGTCATGAGCACTAAATTAACCGGCTATGTATGGGATGGTTGCGCTGCGTCAGGCATGAAGTTATCCAGCGTGGCAATTATGGCCCGCCTGGCTGATTTCAGTAATGACGAAGGTGTGTGCTGGCCATCAATTGAAACCATTGCACGCCAGATTGGCGCGGGGATGAGTACCGTCAGAACGGCTATCGCACGGCTGGAAGCAGAAGGCTGGTTAACGCGTAAGGCGCGTCGCCAGGGTAACCGCAATGCGTCGAATGTTTATCAGCTTAACGTTGCGAAGCTTCAGGCAGCGGCATTTTCTCAACTGTCAGATTCTGACCCGTCAAAATCTGACCCGTCAAAATCTGTCCCGTCAAAATTTGATGCGTCGAAATCTGGTAAAAAAGCGGGTTTTCACCCGTCAGAATCTGGCGGGGATCCGTCAGTAAAATCAAAACATGATCCGTCAGATAAAAAACCTTCTCGTCCGGACGCTTCGCAACCGGACACGCAGACGGATGAACAGGATTTTTTAACTCGCCATCCTGATGCGGTTGTATTCAGCCCTAAAAAGCGCCAGTGGGGGACGCAGGATGATTTGACCTGCGCACAGTGGCTCTGGAAAAAAATCATCGCCCTGTACGAGCAGGCTGCCGAATGTGACGGCGAGGTGGTTCGTCCCAAAGAACCGAACTGGACAGCCTGGGCAAACGAAATTCGCCTGATGTGTGTGCAGGATGGTCGTACTCACAAACAAATCTGCGAGATGTACAGCCGCGTCAGCCGCGATCCGTTCTGGTGCCGTAACGTGCTCAGCCCGTCGAAGCTGCGGGAAAAATGGGATGAGCTTTCCCTGCGCTTATCGCCGTCCGTCAGCACGTACACAGAAAAACGCGAAGACCCGTACTTCAAAGCCAGTTACGACAATGTGGACTACAGCCAGATCCCGGCAGGATTCAGGGGGTGAGCATGAGTCTTTTGAATGACGTTCAGAAATTCATTGAAGCCCATCCGGGCTGTACTTCCGGAGACATTGCGGATGCTTTTGCAGGTTACTCACGGCAGCGCGTTCTGCAGTCAGCAAGCAAGTTACGTCAGAGTGGGCGTGTGGCTCACCGTTGTGAAGGAGATACACGCAGACATTTCCCGCGCCTGACTGAGAGAGCGCAGGATCCGGAACCACAACCAGTTCGTGAAACCAGACCTGTGCGCAATTTCTATGTCGGCACTAACGACCCGCGGGTGATTTTGTGCCTGACCCGCCAGGCGGAAGAACTGGAGTCCAGGGGCTTATACCGTCGTGCTGCAACGGTGTGGATGGCGGCATTCCGTGAAAGCCACTCCCAGCAAGAGCGAAACAATTTTCTTGCGCGTCGTGAGCGGTGTTTACGGAAAAGCAGCAAGCGCGCTGTATCGGGTGAAGAGTGGTATCTGTCAGGGAATTACGTGGGGGCTTAATGACGACGTTAACTCAATGCCAGCAGCAGGTGCTGGATATGCTGATTTCTTACCAGAAAGAACGTGGCTTCCCGCCAACCAATCAGGAGGTGGCTACCATGCTGGGATACCGTTCAGTGAATGCAGCGGTGGAGCATCTTCGCGCACTGGAGAAAAAAGGCGTCATCACGATAAAGCGTGGCGTGGCCCGGGGCATCACGCTTCATACCGCGGTGAAGGACGACGACAGCGAGGTGGCCGGGATTATCCGCGCACTGCTTGCTGGTGAGGAAAACGCCAGGCTGCGTGCAGCCCACTGGTTACATGAGAGGGGGCTGAAAGTATGAAGCTGATTCTGCCTTTTCCACCCAGCGTGAACACCTACTGGCGACACCCCAACAAAGGGGCATTTGCTGGTAAGAGCCTGATAAGCGAGGCGGGGCGAAAATTCCAGAGTGCGGCGTGCACAGCAATAGTTGAGCAGTTACGTCGTCTGCCGAAACCAACGTCGGCACCTGCTTCAGTGGAGATCGTGTTGTTTCCCCCGGATAACCGGATCCGCGATCTGGACAACTATAACAAGGCGCTGTTTGACGCCCTGACCCACGCGGGTGTGTGGGAAGACGACAGCCAGGTGAAAAGAATGCTGGTGGAGTGGGGACCGGTTATCCCGGAAGGGAAGGTCGAGATCACTATCAGTAAGTACGAGAAAACGGCGGGTGCAGCCGCCTGATCAAGAGGAGAAACGAAGTATGAATAATCTGATGGTCATTGATGGTATTGAAGTTCGTCGTGATGCTTATGGGCGTTACAGCCTGAACGATCTGCACAGGGCTGCCGGTTCTCTGGATAAGCATAAGCCTGCATTCTGGCTCCGCAATGAGCAAACTGAACGTTTAATAAGCGAGTTGCAGATTTGCAACTCGGTCAATATAGAGCCAGTTAACGTTATTCGTGGCGGAAATAACCAGGGGACGTATGTCTGCAAAGAACTGGTGTATGCCTACGCAATGTGGATCAGCCCGTCATTCCATCTGAAGGTGATCCGTACTTTCGATATGGTAACCAGCGCATCGGAAAAATTATCCGGGCAGGCTGCTGACAAGATGCAGGCTGGCGTGATTCTGCTGGACTTTATGCGCCGGGAGTTAAACCTGTCTAACTCTTCAGTGCTTGGTGCCTGTCAGAAACTCCAGGAGGCTGTTGGCTTACCGAATCTGGCACCGCGCTATGCCATTGATGCTCCTGCTGACGCGCCTGATGGCTCAAGCCGTCCCACGCTGTCACTGAGTGCACTGCTGAAGCAGTATGGTATCCGCCTGACAGCTAATCAGGCATATCACCAGATGGTGAAGCTGGGGATCGTCGAGCAGCGCGAACGATACAGCCGTACCGCGATTAACAACATCAAAAAATTCTGGTCGCTGACAGCGAAAGGCTGCATGTTCGGCAAGAACATCACCAGTCCCGCAAATCCGCGCGAGACGCAGCCGCATTTCTTCGAATCCCGATTCCCTGAGCTGTTAAAGCTGCTCGATACCGTTCATTGAGGTGACCGTGAGAGCACTACTGACCCCTGAAATTGCCCCGCGTATGGGGATCGTATTGTTCAGGCCCGGTTCAGAGCTGATGCCCCTGTTTATGCAGGGGCGTGTACTGCTGGAGCCTGAGCCGGAGCATTATTCATCTTTCGCCAGTGGTGCCGTTCCCGCGGCATCACAACCGCTGGCGGATGATCCTGCCGTTCGGGCCGTGTTCCGTAATGAGGCAGTGATCCGTCGTGCTGGTGGGGTGGAATGTCTTGAAAGCTGGTTACTTCGTGAAAAAGGCTGCCAGTGGCCTCATTCCGACTGGCACAGCGAGAACATGACCACAATGCGACACGCGCCGGGCGCAATCCGTCTGTGCTGGCACTGCGATAATCAGTTACGTGATCAGTTCACGGAGCGGCTGGAATCAATGGCAACGGATAACTGTGCCCGTTGGGTGTTGTCTGTAGTCCGTCGGGATCTCGATTTTAATGATAACCATGCCGTGACAATGCCGGAACTGTGCTGGTGGCTGGTTCGTAATGACCTGGCGGATGCCTTACCGGAAAGCGCAGCCCGTAAGGCACTGAGATTACCGAAGTCTGTTTTGCCGTCTGTCACCCGGGAAAGTGACCTTGTGCCTTCGGTTCCTGCCACCAGCATTATCCAGGATAAAGCGAAAAAGGTGCTGGCGCTGAAAGTGGATCCGGAGTCGCCGGAGTCTTTTATGTTACGCCCCAAACGTCGTCGCTGGGTTAATGAACAGTACACGCGCTGGGTTAAGACGCAGCCGTGTGCATGTTGTGGAAAGCCAGCTGATGATCCGCATCATCTGATAGGCCATGGTCAGGGTGGAATGGGTACAAAAGCGCATGACCTTTTTGGGCTGCCTTTGTGCAGAAAACACCACGACGAACTGCATGCGGATACCGTGGCATTTGAAGAGAAGTATGGCTCCCAGCTGGAGCTGATATTTCGTTTTATCGATCGCGCACTGGCGATTGGTGTGCTGGCCTGATTTTGTGGAGAAAGTTAATGCGTGATATTCAGATGGTTCTTGAACGTTGGGGAGCGTGGGCGGCTAATAATCATGAAGATGTGACCTGGTCGTCCATTGCCGCCGGTTTTAAGGGATTAATTCCTTCAAAAGTAAAATCTCGCCCGCAATGTTGTGACGATGACGCGATGATCATTTGCGGGTGCATGGCCCGTCTGAAAAAGAACAACAGCGATTTGCACGATTTATTAGTAGATTATTATGTAGTCGGTATGACATTCATGTCACTGGCAGGTAAGCATTGCTGCTCTGATGGTTATATCGGGAAAAGGTTACAGAAGGCTGAGGGCATAATTGAAGGGATGTTAATGGCATTAGATATCCGGTTAGAGATGGATATCGTTGTTAATAACTCTAATTAATATGCCAATTGTTTACTAAAAATTATTAAAAATGGGGCGTTGAGACGCCCCCAAAAATAAAGGGTAATATATAACAGAAGGTTTATATAGTTAGAAGCAAGGTTGTGCTTCTAAAGGAAGTGGCTTGAGGGAGCCACTTATATGTTGGGGAGGCAACGCCTCCCGCAACATATCTTTTTCGTAATCAGATTAGAACTGGTAAACCAGACCTACAGCAACGATGTCATCAGTGCTTACACCGAGTGCTTTAGTGAAGTCATTTTTGTCAAGCAGGTTGATTTTGTAATCAACGAAAGTAGACATATTTTTGTTGAAGTAATAGGTTGCACCTACATCAACATATTTGACTAAGTCCTGATCGCCCCATACTCCAAGATCCTTACCTTTAGATTGCAGGTAAGCAACGGACGGACGCAGACCGAAATCGAACTGATATTGTGCAACAGCTTCGAAGTTTTGGGCTTTATTAGCAACGAAGTGATCAGCAAATACAGTCATATTCTGGGTTTCAGAATAGGTAGTGGCCAGGTAAATGTTGTTAGCGTCATATTTCAGACCTGCGGCCCAAACTTCTGCATTTTTACCGGAAGCAAATACTTCAGGAAGAACTTTCCCTGCATTAACTTGAGTGTCGGTACGATCAGATTTCGCATAAGTTGCACCGATACCGAATCCTTCGTATTCATAGGTAGCAGAGAAACCGAAGCCATCACCGTTACCTTCAGTGTAGTTATCGAAATCGCTACGATCGTTTTTGCCTTGGTACTGAGCAGCAAAGTTCAGACCATCAACCAGACCAAAGAAGTCGTTGTTACGATAGGTTGCAACACCAGTGGTGCGACCAGTCATGAACACATCTGTTTGGGTCCAGGTATCGCCACCGAATTCTGGCAGAACGTCAGTCCACGCACCGATGTCGTATGCTACACCGTAGTTACGGCCGTAATCGATTGAGCCGTAGTCACCGAATTTCAGGCCTGCAAATGCAAGACGGGTTTTGTCTTTGGAGGAACCTTGAGATTCAGCGCGGTTGCCTTTGAATTCATATTCCCACTGACCGAAACCAGTCAGTTGATCGTTGATTTGGGTTTCACCTTTGAAGCCAAGACGGGCATAAGTAGTATCACCATCATCTGCATCATTAGAGGAGAAGTAGTGCTTAGCATTAACTTTCCCGTACAGATCCAGCTTGTTACTGTCTTTATTATAAATTTCAGCTGCCTGAGCAGACATCGCCATCAGTACTGATGCAGCTACAGCAGAAATTGCCACTGTTAATTTTTTCATCGTGAGCCCTTTTTTTGAACTATTATTAAAAAATGATGTCACTGCGCGATAAATATTCATCTAATCAATGTGATTATTTCAAGATGTAAGTTTTGGTTTCTCGTTTGATTTGTGAAGTAGATCTCTATTTTTATCTGAACTTTTTTCTATCGAATCCTATTCATAGCTCTTTGCTGAATAAAAATAAATCTATTAGTCAATTTATATTAACGGCTGTTATTTATAAGCGCTCTATAATTTGAAGGTTCAATTTAAATAAGCTAAAAATAACACTGGAAATAATTTGTTGGTTATTTGTTGAGATTTGCTTATGTATTTGTAGTGGTGTTTTCAATACTCGGTAGCATTCTCGCAAATATCATTTAGTGGTTTACGTACGTAAAAAATTGGTTATGCTGTTAAGAGTGGTTACTTCGTCACACAGCTTAAACCCGCCGTCGAGCGGGTTTTTCCATTTTTTGAGTCTCGATATTAGCTGATAACCCAATACCTGAGTTATTCACTGACTCCGAGTCTGTTACGTTTCGTAGTATTCCCTCAATTTACACCCGCTTTGTCTGCGAGGTGGGGTTATGAAATCCATGGATAAGTTAACAACGGGTGTCGCCTATGGCACCTCAGCAGGTAGTGCCGGGTACTGGTTTTTACAGCTGCTAGATAAAGTCACGCCCTCACAGTGGGCGGCAATTGGAGTGCTGGGTAGCCTGGTATTTGGCCTGCTGACGTACCTGACAAACCTTTATTTCAAGATTAAAGAAGATAAGCGCAAGGCTGCGAGAGGTGAATAATGTCGCCATCATTACGCAAGGCTGTAGCAGCTGCTATTGGTGGTGGGGCTGTTGCCATAGCGTCTGTGCTCATCACTGGTCCGAGTGGTGACGATGGTCTGGAAGGTGTCAGCTACATACCATATAAAGATATTGTTGGTGTATGGACTGTATGTCACGGGCATACAGGAAAAGACATCATGCTCGGTAAAACGTATACCAAAGCAGAATGCAAAGCACTCTTGAATAAAGACCTTGCCACTGTCGCCAGACAAATTAACCCGTACATCAAAGTCGATATACCGGAAACAACGCGCGGCGCTCTTTACTCATTCGTTTACAACGTGGGTGCTGGCAATTTCAGAACATCGACGCTTCTTCGCAAAATAAACCAGGGCGATATCAAAGGCGCATGTGATCAGCTACGTCGCTGGACATATGCTGGCGGTAAGCAATGGAAAGGTCTCATGACTCGTCGTGAGATTGAGCGTGAAATCTGTTTGTGGGGTCAGCAATGAACAGAGTAACCGCGATTATCTCCGCTCTGGTTATCTGCATCATCGTCGGCCTGTCATGGGCTGTTAATCATTACCGTGATAACGCCATTACCTACAAAGCCCAGCGCGACAAAAATGCCAGAGAACTGAAGCTGGCGAACGCGGCAATTACTGACATGCAGATGCGTCAGCGTGATGTTGCTGCGCTCGATGCAAAATACACGAAGGAGTTAGCTGATGCGAAAGCTGAAAATGATGCTCTGCGTGATGATGTTGCCGCTGGTCGTCGTCGGTTGCACATCAAAGCAGTCTGTCAGTCAGTGCGTGAAGCCACCACCGCCTCCGGCGTGGATAATGCAGCCTCCCCCCGACTGGCAGACACCGCTGAACGGGATTATTTCACCCTCAGAGAGAGGCTGATCACTATGCAAAAACAACTGGAAGGAACCCAGAAGTATATTAATGAGCAGTGCAGATAGAGCTGCCCATATCGATGGGCAACTCATGCAATTATTGTGAGCAATACACACGCGCTTCCAGCGGAGTATAAATGCCTAAAGTAATAAAACCGAGCAATCCATTTACGAATGTTTGCTGGGTTTCTGTTTTAACAACATTTTCTGCGCCGCCACAAATTTTGGCTGCATCAACAGTTTTCTCCTGTCCAATTCCCGAAACGAAGAAGTGATGGGTGATGGTTTCCTTTGGTGTTACTGCTGTCGGTTTGTTTCCAACAGTAAACGTCTGTTGAGCACATCCTGTAATAAGCATTGCCAGAGCGGCAGAAAACAACATTTTTTTCATCTTATTATCCTGCATTGTTAAAAACGGCAGAATCCTATGTGACAACAATTAAACGATAGTTAAATGGATTGATGAAAATTAAAACTATATAGGTGGATGCTCAGCCTATTGGAGGAGGGGGGCACTCAGAATCCTGTGGAATGAAATAAACCGCTCTTTCTGTCCATTACCCTTTTAGCTGCGCTGTATCGTCGCCGTATTCCCGCATTAACCATGACCGTAGCCCGACGGGGAATTCCTTCTGCGTGAGTGTGCGGGAATAATCAAAAACGATGCACACCGGGTTTTACTGTGCTGACAGACGCAGGGTTACCCTCATAGTCGCTTTTCCGGTGCGATGGTGGAAGAAACCGGGATGTTTATTCATCATCACTTTGGATTGATGTATATGCTCTCTTTTCTGACGTTAGTCTCCGGCGGCAGGCTTCAATGACCCAGGCTGAGAAATTCCCGGACCCTTTTTGCTCAAGAGCGATGTTAATTTGTTCAATCATTTGGTTAGGAAAGCGGATGTTGCGGGTTGTTGTTCTGCGGGTTCTGTTCTTCGTTGACATGAGGTTGCCCCGTATTCAGTGTCGCTGATTTGTATTGTCTGAAGTTTTTTTTACGTTAAGTTGATGCAGATCAATTAATACGATACCTGCGTCATAATTGATTATTTGACGTGGTTTGATGGCGTAGATGCACGTTGTGACATGTAGATGATAATTATTATCATTTTGCGGGTCCTTTCCGGCGATCCGACAGGTTACGGGGCGGCGACCTCGCGGGTTTTCGCTATTTATGAAAATTTTCCGGTTTAAGGCGTTTCCGTTCTTCTTCGTCATAACTTAATGTTTTTATTTAAAATACCCTCTGAAAAGAAAGGAAACGACAGGTGCTGAAAGCGAGCTTTTTGGCCTCTGTCGTTTCCTTTCTCTGTTTTTGTCCGTGGAATGAACAATGGAAGTCAACAAAAAGCAGCTGGCTGATATTTTCGGTGCGAGTATCCGTACCATTCAGAACTGGCAGGAGCAGGGAATGCCCGTTCTGCGAGGCGGTGGCAAGGGTAATGAGGTGCTTTATGATTCTGCCGCCGTCATAAAATGGTATGCCGAAAGGGATGCTGAAATTGAGAACGAAAAGCTGCGCCGGGAAGTTGAAGAACTGCGGCAGGCCAGCGAGACAGATCTCCAGCCAGGGACTATTGAGTACGAACGCCATCGACTTACGCGTGCGCAGGCCGACGCACAGGAGCTGAAAAATGCCAGAGACTCCGCTGAAGTGGTGGAAACCGCATTCTGTACTTTCGTGCTGTCGCGGATCGCAGGTGAAATTGCCAGTATTCTCGACGGGATCCCCCTGTCGGTGCAGCGGCGTTTTCCGGAACTGGAAAACCGACATGTTGATTTCCTGAAACGGGATATCATCAAAGCCATGAACAAAGCAGCCGCGCTGGATGAACTGATACCGGGGTTGCTGAGTGAATATATCGAACAGTCAGGTTAACAGGCTACGGCATTTTGTCCGCGCCGGGCTTCGCTCACTGTTCAGGCCGGAGCCACAGACCGCCGTTGAATGGGCGGATGCTAATTACTATCTCCCGAAAGAATCCGCATACCAGGAAGGGCGCTGGGAAACACTGCCCTTTCAGCGGGCCATCATGAATGCGATGGGCAGCGACTACATCCGCGAGGTGAATGTGGTGAAGTCTGCCCGTGTCGGTTATTCCAAAATGCTGTTGGGTGTTTATGCCTACTTCATAGAGCATAAGCAGCGCAACACCCTTATCTGGTTGCCGACGGATGGTGATGCCGAGAACTTTATGAAAACCCACGTTGAGCCGACCATCCGCGATATTCCGTCGCTGCTGGCGCTGGCCCCGTGGTATGGCAAAAAGCACCGGGATAACACGCTCACCATGAAGCGTTTCACCAATGGGCGTGGTTTCTGGTGCCTGGGCGGTAAAGCGGCAAAAAACTACCGTGAAAAGTCAGTGGATGTGGCGGGTTATGATGAACTTGCTGCCTTTGATGATGATATTGAACAGGAAGGCTCTCCGACGTTCCTGGGTGACAAGCGTATTGAAGGCTCGGTCTGGCCAAAGTCCATCCGTGGCTCCACGCCCAAAGTGAGAGGCACCTGTCAGATTGAGCGTGCAGCCAGTGAATCCCCGCATTTTATGCGTTTTCATGTTGCCTGCCCGCACTGCGGGGAGGAACAGTACCTTAAATTTGGCGACAAAGAGACGCCGTTTGGCCTCAAATGGACGCCGGATGATCCCTCCAGCGTGTTTTATCTCTGCGAGCATAATGCCTGCGTCATCCGCCAGCAGGAGCTGGACTTTACTGATGCCCGTTATATCTGCGAAAAGACCGGGATCTGGACCCGTGATGGCATTCTCTGGTTTTCGTCATCCGGTGAAGAGATTGAGCCGCCTGACAGTGTGACCTTTCACATCTGGACAGCGTACAGCCCGTTCTCCACCTGGGTGCAGATTGTCAAAGACTGGATGAAAACGAAAGGGGATACGGGAAAACGTAAAACCTTCGTGAACACCACGCTCGGTGAGACGTGGGAAGCGAAAATCGGCGAACGTCCGGATGCTGAAGTGATGGCAGAGCGGAAAGAGCATTATTCAGCGCCCGTTCCTGACCGTGTGGCTTACCTGACCGCCGGTATCGACTCCCAGCTGGACCGCTACGAAATGCGCGTATGGGGATGGGGACCGGGTGAGGAAAGCTGGCTGATTGACCGGCAGATTATTATGGGCCGCCACGACGATGAACAGACGCTGCTGCGTGTGGATGAGGCCATCAATAAAACCTATACCCGCCGGAATGGTGCAGAAATGTCGATATCCCGTATCTGCTGGGATATTGGCGGGATTGACCCGACCATCGTGTATGAACGCTCGAAAAAACATGGGCTGTTCCGGGTGATCCCCATTAAAGGGGCATCCGTCTACGGAAAGCCGGTGGCCAGCATGCCACGTAAGCGAAACAAAAACGGGGTTTACCTTACCGAAATCGGTACGGATACCGCGAAAGAGCAGATTTATAACCGCTTCACACTGACGCCGGGAGGGGATGAACCGCTTCCCGGTGCCGTTCACTTCCCGAATAACCCGGATATTTTTGATCTGACCGAAGCGCAGCAACTGACTGCTGAAGAGCAGGTCGAAAAATGGGTGGATGGCAGGAAAAAAATACTGTGGGACAGCAAAAAGCGACGCAATGAGGCGCTCGACTGCTTCGTTTATGCGCTGGCGGCGCTGCGCATCAGTATTTCCCGCTGGCAGCTGGATCTCAGTGCACTGCTGGCGAGCCTGCAGGAAGAGGATGGTGCAGCAACCAACAAGAAAACACTGGCAGATTACGCCCGTGCCTTATCCGGAGAGGATGAATGACGCGACAGGAAGAACTTGCCGCTGCCCGTGCGGCACTGCATGACCTGATGACAGGAAAACGGGTGGCAACGGTACAGAAAGACGGACGAAGGGTGGAGTTTACGGCCACTTCCGTGTCTGACCTGAAAAAATACATTGCGGAGCTGGAAGTGCAGACCGGCATGACACAGCGACGCAGGGGACCTGCAGGATTTTATGTATGAAAACGTCCACCATTCCCACCCTTCTGGGGCCGGACGGCATGACATCGCTGCGTGAATATGCCGGTTATCACGGCGGTGGCAGCGGATTTGGTGGGCAGTTGCGGGCGTGGAACCCACCGAGTGAAAGTGTGGATGCAGCCCTGCTGCCCAACTTTACCCGTGGCAATGCCCGCGCAGACGATCTGGTACGCAATAACGGCTATGCCGCCAACGCCATCCAGCTGCATCAGGATCATATCGTCGGGTCTTTTTTCCGGCTCAGTCATCGCCCAAGCTGGCGCTATCTGGGCATCGGGGAGGAAGAAGCCCGTGCCTTTTCCCGCGAGGTTGAAGCGGCATGGAAAGAGTTTGCCGAGGATGACTGCTGCTGCATTGACGTTGAGCGAAAACGCACGTTTACCATGATGATTCGGGAAGGTGTGGCCATGCACGCCTTTAACGGTGAACTGTTCGTTCAGGCCACCTGGGATACCAGTTCGTCGCGGCTTTTCCGGACACAGTTCCGGATGGTCAGCCCGAAGCGCATCAGCAACCCGAACAATACCGGCGACAGCCGGAACTGCCGTGCCGGTGTGCAGCTTAATGACAGCGGTGCGGCGCTGGGATATTACGTCAGCGAGGACGGCTATCCTGGCTGGATGCCGCAGAAATGGACATGGATACCCCGTGAGTTACCCGGCGGTCGTGCCTCGTTCATTCACGTCTTTGAACCCGTGGAGGACGGGCAGACCCGCGGTGCAAATGTGTTTTACAGCGTGATGGAGCAGATGAAGATGCTCGACACGCTGCAGAACACGCAGCTGCAGAGTGCCATTGTGAAGGCGATGTATGCCGCCACCATTGAAAGTGAGCTGGATACGCAGTCAGCGATGGATTTTATTCTTGGCGCGAATAGTCAGGAGCAGCGGGACAAGCTGACCGGCTGGATTGGTGAAATTGCCGCGTATTACGCCGCAGCACCGGTCCGGCTGGGAGGCGCAAAAGTGCCTCACCTGATGCCGGGTGACTCACTGAACCTGCAGACG